AATCACCCCAACCAATGTTGTTCAAAAATCTGCTGGTGTATCAATTCAGTATATTGGAAATAAATCTCTATATACCGACCACTTATACGAATCAGCTTTAACCTTTGAACAAGGTCAAGTGCGATCAATTCCAAGTGATTTGGCAACCAAGTTTTTAAAACATCCTGAGTTTACTCGTTATGAGGGTGAGCCTGAATCCATTTCTGGTGAATCTACTGAGCAAGGCTTAGATGATGATACGTCAAGTATTCTCAATCGCTCTAAAGAAAAACAGCAAGAAGAAATTGATAAAGAAAATAAAGTTCTTGATGAAATTGAAACGATTGGAAAAATGACAAAGGCTGGCTTGGTTCAATATGCTTTAGAAAAGTATGAGCAGAAACTTAGCCCACAAAAAAATCTTGATGAATTAAAAGAATCAGTTACTCAAATGATTCATCAATATGGGGTTGTGTAATGCAGCTAAATGACCTGATCAGCCGTTTTCGTACACTGGCCAACGATAAAGTAGAACCATATTTTATTGATGATGCCAGTGTCATTGATTGGCTTAATGATGCCGTAAGTGAAGCGTGTATCCGTGGTCGTTTATTGCATGAATCTCAAAACAATGATGTTTGTAAGATTAATATATTGATTGGTTCATCTCGTTATCAGTTACATGAATCGTTATACGAATTGACTCGAGTGTGGTTCCAGCCAAGCGATGGAACAAAAGGGCAATACTTGACTTTAATGTCAGCTGAATTACTCGATCATTATTATGATGGCGAAAATTGGCGAGTGAAATCAGGCAAGCCTGAACATGCAATTCAGGATGATACAGGTATTCGCCTTGTTCCAGTTCCTGATGTGGGTGGTGAGTTGCAACTAGAAGGCTATCGTGTATCGATTAATCAGATGGAAGATGATACAGATGTTCCTGAAATTAATTCAATTCATCACGTCCACTTGCTTCAGTGGGCGCTACATCAGGCGTTTAAGGTGCCAGATGCGGAGTTCTTTGATCCGAATCGCTCAGCATTAGCAGAGCAGGAATTTACAGACTATTTCGGTATTCGTCCTGATAGCGACTTGCGACGTATCACTCGTGAGGATACTCCTCATCATGTTCAACCATTTATGCCATAGGTGATTGCTATGTCGACTATTAATCAAACTTTAAATAGAACTACAGCCACAAAATTAACAACTGGTACAACTTCAGCGCACATAAAGACAAAAAATGGTGCAGGTTTTGTTTATGTTGAGTCTGTGAATGCACCAACAACCGCAGATCGTAAAAATGCCATACTAATGAATGAGATTTCGGTAGGTAAAGGATACGTTATATGGGCTTGGTCTGCATCGCCTGAACCTACAATTGTGGGAGTGAGTACGCCATCAGGAGATGATGCATGATTCGGTCTAAGGGTGGTACCGTCATTGGCGGTGCATTTTGGACACCTGAAGCCACCGTTGTTGGTGGGACAAGACCAAGCTTTGAAACTGTTATGAAAAAGCTATTTGCGAATAGCGAACAAGGTTTTTGGTACGACCCGAATGATCTAACTACCATGTTTCAGGATTCTGCGGGGACTGTTCCTGTGACTGCTGTGGGACAGCCTGTAGGTTTGCTATTGGATAAGAATAAGGGGCTTGAACTGGGTGTAGAGAAGGTAGTTAATGGTAACCTTGCTAGTGATACGGCATGGGTAAAAGTTCCTAATGTAACTATATCAAATGGCAGTGCCATTTTTAATGGCGCAACTGGAAATCCAGCGTTAAGTCAGAATGTCGGGATAACTCCAGGGAAATGGTACGAATTGACTATTAATGTTGCTGAAGCTACGGCTGGGGTAATCACGCTTAGAATTTATGGTATGGGTGGTAGTGATATTATTTTAACCACTTCCTTGGTTGGGGTATACAAAGTGCGGGCGTTGGCTAGAAGTGATGCAGTAGGGCTTATCGGGTTTGCAGCTTCATCAGCTTCAATGAAGCTTAGTAGCGTTTCCGTTAAAGAAATATTAGGAATTACTGCCAGCCAAACCACATCAGCAGCACGCCCCATTCTACAAAGCAATCCACGTAGAATTGATTTTGATGCTGTAGACGACAAACTTATCACCAAACTACCAGCACAATTATCAGGCTGTACAGTGATTCGCTCTGTACCGAGTGTCGGAACTCAGATCCTTACAAATCAAACAATCCCTGCGACATACGAGGACAATACAGACCATTGTGGGTTGATTGTGATTAACAGGGTTTTGACTTCTAGTGAAACAAGCCAGATTACAAAGCTATTTAATAAAGCTGCTGGGGTATGAAATGTTTAATTTATTGAGCGTCTAGTTTTGGATGGCGATGCTCAAGAGAATTGGCAAGCTGCATTAGCTTTAAAGGGGCTTTCAGTAGTCTAAGAATGAATTTAACCACAAGCGACCATAGGGTCGCTTTTTTAATGGGTGAAATATGCCAAAAACTGAAGAAAAGCAAAATCAATATTGCTTTCAACTTGGGCAACTAAATGTAGATGCTCAGGAGGAAGGCAAGAAAAAACGGACATTCTCAGGTGTAGCCTATAGCGGTGAAGTGATTACTGACCATTGGTATTGGAAGCAAGTCATCTTCGATCTTGATTCGATGCAGATTAAAGGTCGCATTCCTGCATTGCTTGAGCACTCATCTGAGCAACGAGCAGGCGCAATTGAAAGCCATGCAATCAGCTATGAATCAGGATTAACTGTTAGCGGAATCTTACTTAGTAATGAGTTTGGCGCACAGGTGGCAAATGATTCAGATGATGGCTTTCCTTGGCAAATGTCAGTACGCATTGAGCCATCAAGCATTGATGAGATTCAAGCAGGCAACACCGTCACAGTAAACGGCAAGTTATTACATGGACCAATCACAGTATTTCGTGGCGGTCGTATCAGAGAAGTTTCGTTTTGTGCCTTGGGTGCAGATGAAAACACAATGGCAGTGGCAGCAAGTCACAATCCAAACAATCCACAAGAGGACACAGACGTGACCGAACTAGAGCAAGTAAAAGATGCCTTGAAACAGGCAGAAACGGAGCGTGATGCTGCACAAACTGAACTTAAACAGTTTAAAGCACAGAAACGTAATGATGATATTGCAGCACTGGAAACTGAATTGAAAACTCAATTTAGTGCTGAAGATAAAGCAGCATACACGGCGATGGATGATTCAAGTTTTTCATTCTCAGCCAAGCAATTGCGTCAGTTTTCAGCGAAAAACACGCCTGCAAATGCTAGTCCAGCTCATTTATTCACTCATCAAGCGAAAGTTGATGAAAGTAATGAAAAACAAACTTTTGGTGCTGGTTCTCTCGTAGATCAAGCTAAGCAACGTAAATAAGGGGAATCAAAAATGGTTCAAACAGTAACAGATAGTCATTCAGCAGTAAGTGATGTAATTGCTTGGGAAGTGGAAGGTAATCATCGTCCAAGTCGCAAAAACGTGACAATTGCAGCTAGTCAAAGCTTGGTAAATGGTCAAGTGATTGCATTTGATGGAAGTGGGAATGTAATCAAGTTTAGCGTTCAGGCAACCAACGCTGCGGCAGGTATTTATATCGGTGATTCGGTAGTCACTGGTTCGGGGCAAACAGCCAATGGTGTGATTATTGCGCGTGATGCACGCTATGCCGAAGGTAAATTGGCCTATGCATCAGGTGTTATCAACGGCGAGAAAACCAACGCAGTAGCAGCACTTGCATTACTTAATATCACTGCTGTACGTTCAGCTTAAAGGGGCTAAAAAATGAATTTAGATCAATCAGTGTTTAGCGCAGAAGAACTATCTTTAGCGATTACAAATTTACCAACTCGAATCGGTAATCCATCCGATATCGAGCTGTTCCGACAAATTCCAGGCACTACAAATAGTTTTGGTGCTGAGTTTATGACAGAAACAAGCATTCTTGTGCCGACAACTGCCTGGGGTGGTGTTGCACCTAAAAATAGTTCAGGTACTCGCATTGCGAAGTCTTGGACCATTCCGCATATGCCGCTCGAAGATGTTGTTTTGGCATCCGATGTAATGGGTGTACGCGCATTCGGTAGCACTGCTGCTGAAACAGTAAGCGGAAAAGTATTGGACCGCCTGCAAGCAATGAAAAACAAGATTGATACAACGCTTGCATTTCGCCGACTAAAAGCCAAGCAGGGCATTATTGTTGATGCTGATGGGTCAACGATTATTAATTACTTCACCGAGTTTGGTGTTACGCAAACTGAGGTTGATTTTGATTTAGGCACAACAACAACTAATGTTGCGGCAAAATGCCAAGACGTAATTGATTCAATTGAAGATGCATTAGGTCAAGAGATTTACACAACAATCGAAGTTGAAGTAGATCGTGCATTTTATGACGCTTTAGTGGCTCATAAAAACGTCCGTGAGGTGTTCTTGGGTTGGTCTGCTGCTGAACAAAAGCTAGGACGTTCTAATACGTCAGGTTTTGAATTTGGCGGATTAAAATTTGTTGTGAATCGTCAGTCAATCGGCGGTACACCGATTTATGCGACCAAGACAGGTACAGCATATCCACGTGGTACTCAGGATGTATTTGTTACTGCATTAGCGCCTGCTGACTTTAACGAAACAGTGAATACTTCGGCATTGCCTTATTACGCTAAGCAGCGCGTTAAAGACTTTGATCGCGGTTTTGATTTGCATGTTCAAGCAAACCAATTGCCAACCGTGTTGAAGCCAAAAGCATTGGTAAAAGTTAAATCAACAACATAACGGTGGCTGCCATGTACGCAACACGTGATGACATGGTGAAGCGTTACAGCCTGACAGAAGTATCACAGTTAGAGCGTTATTTGTCTGGTGGTGAGTCTGTTGACGCTGCAATAGCAGATGCAGGCTCAATTATTGACGGTTGGATTGGTGCTAAGTATGCCGTTCCTCTTGAATACCCACCTGACAATATAAAAATCTTTGTCTGTGATATTGCCCGATATTTACTTTGGAAAAGCAAAGCATCTGAGGAAGTTCGTAGACGTTATGACGATGCGATGAGCTATCTAAAGGGCGTTTCAAAAGGCACAAACGTTTTACTTGTTAAAAATCCAACAACTCAAGAAGTTAAGCCTGCTGCTAAATCACCTACCGCCATGCCAATGGGTACTACCTATCGTGGCGGTGTCTTTAGCGATGATGTTTTAAACAAGATGCCAAGCGTCAAGTGAGGTGGTCATGGCAGATAGACAGGGGTTTTACTTTCAGGGTGAAGAAAAGTTAAAGGACTGGCTTCGAAAGGTAGAGTCGAAAGCAGGCGACCATAAAGCGCTTTATGACGAGTTGGGTGATATTCTACTTGAGGGTGTTCATGACCGCTTTAAGCGTGGTGTAGCACCTGATGGTAGACCTTGGCAAAAATCATGGCGGGCAATTGCTCAAAATGGTCAAACGTTAAGAGATACGGGCCGATTATTAAACTCGATCCGTACTCGACTTAACAAAAATGGCGTTTCAATTCTTACCGACGTTCTATATGCGAAGTTAATGCATTTTGGCGGCACGATTCGAGCCAAGAATAAGCCTTATCTTGTTTTCAAAACACCAACAGGCGGTTGGGTAAAGCGTAAATCTATCACCATTCCAGCTCGCCCTATCTTCGGTGTATCAGAAGATGATGCTCAGAATATGCTAACCGCTATTGAGGAATATTTGGAGGATTTATTAAAAGATGCCAAGTAATTATTTTGCGCTTGAATCAATCATTAAAGGTCGTCTGCAAGACATTGAGTCTATTCAGGCTGTTTATACGCCATTTTCTGTTGATGACATGCTGCAAGCAACGGCAGTAGCACCATCAATTAGCATCATTTATGTAGATGATCGAGTGGGAGAGTCGGCAGGGAATGGGGCAGCAAGTGTTGTGTACCAACAGTGGCTTGTCGTTTTGTGTGTTGAGGAAGCAGGCTCACAACTTGAAGATACAACGCTGATTCGTAATGCAGCCAGTCCGATGATTTTAGAAATCTTAAAGCGTATGCAAGGGTTTAATCCAGAGATTTTGGGATTTAAGCAATTCAAGCGAGCAAATGCAGGTGTTCAACATATGTCAGCAGCAGGCAAGTTGTGGCTGCCGTATTTGTTTGAATGTCAAATGATTAACAGTTTCTGAGGTATTTATGGCAAAGCAATACAAGGCTTTGAAGCCAATTGGTCGCTTTAAAAAAGGTGACTTCATTGGTGGCTTAACAGAAGCAGAAATTCAAAAACATAAACAACTTGGAAATATTGAGGAAGTCAAAGTTCAAGTTGTCAAACCTAAAGGGGTAAAGGCCAATGGCTAAGCAGTATATTTCGTTGCAAGGTAAATTATATCTATCGCCGATTGTCTCGGGTGTGGCGGGGGCAGCTCGTCATGTTGGAAATGCGCCAGACTTTGAAATTGAGTTGGATGGTGATGTGATTGAACATCAAGAATCAACATCTGGCCAACGTACTACTGACTTCATGATGACGAAAAATCGTAGTGTGAAATTCAAAGGCACTTTAGAAGAAGCGAGCAAAGAAAATATTGCTTATATTCTAAATGGTCAGGCAACCGCAATTGCAGGCGGACCAGTTACAGGGAAAAGCCTTGGTACCGTGGCTGTCGGTGTTGAAGTCCCACTGGGCGGATACAATGTCTCAAATGTGGTGATTAAAGACTCAACAGGAACACCAGTTGTTGTAGACTCATCAAAATATAAAGTTGATGCAGCTTTCGGCACGGTAACGCTAAGTGATGTAACTGGTCTGACCATGCCATTGACTGCTGACTTTACAGCAGGCGCGGCTTCTGTGACGACAATTAACGACAAGGATAGCGCAGAGTACGAGCTGACTTTCCGTGGCATTAATACTGTAGATAACAGCAAAGTTGAAGTGAAGTTGTGGCGTACTAAAAAAGATGCTTCAGCAACATTCCCTTTGATTCATGAAGAACTCGGTTCTTATGAAGTAAGTGGTATGGCACTCTCTGATGTGGACAAAGGCAGCGATTCAAGTCTTGGCTTGTTTGGACGTGTTGTTCAGATTGCTGCAACAGTTTAAGTAATACATGCAGGCACAGGGGCGCATAAGCGTCTTTTTTTGTGCCTGTATTTAGGATTATTTCTATGAATGACTTTTTTCTTTTAAATAATGAATCGTTGCAGCATACATTCATTGATCAGAAAATCGAAGTAAAGCAGATTAAGATAAAAGACTTGAATCATTTTGCTCAATTTGCGGATTCAATCAAAAAGCTAGACAGTTATTCAATAGAAACAATCACAGCGTTAATTGGAACTGAGATTTTTAACATCATGGGTCTTTGTTCTTTAGTCACTTCACTTAATCCAGAAGCTTTCGCAAAACATATTGCAGATCAGGATGCGATTGCTGAACTGGTTTTAAAAATCATTCAAGTGAATGAAGCGTTCTTTAAGAAAGAGAAACAACAAAGTAGATCAAGAAGCGAGGTAAACGAGTCCACATGGTTTGATTCGTTTCAATACTTGATTAGTTGCGGTCATAGACCAGATGATATTTTAAATATGTCCTATGGGGCTTTCCAAAAATATATTGAAGCAGCTCAAAAAAATGAGAGACAGAATATTAAAAATACTGCTATAGCAGTGCGTATTGCGATGCAATCAAGCAAGCAAGAATGGGAAAAGAGCATTAAACAATTAGAAAAATAATGAAAATCTGTTAATGACTTTATTTCGACCATTTGCTAAATTGTGTGAGATTAATAACAAATGGGTAACACAATGAAAAAGGTTTTATTACTCGGGGTTTTAAGTTTTTTAATATCTTCAAGTGTTTTTGCGCGAGATACTAATTCAATGCGCTCATCTACCGAACTTGTGACAGTTGGTGATAGTGAAGAAAGTTTGCTTAGAAAAATGGGCAAACCAAAACCAAGATTTTTTGTTTACCAAGATGGTAATTTCTCTTGTGTTGCAACTGAGTATAAGTATGACATTGATATGCAGGCATTCACTGTATGGATTTGCAGAGGCGAGATTTTTAAAATTGATGTGAAGAATAAGTGAGAATAAAAATGGGTAATTATATAGAATCAAATTTAGCTAGAGATGAAAAAATCATTATTAAAGCGCAAGTAACTTGGTGGTCACAACTTTGGTATTTGCTTTTTGGTGGTTTATTTATTTTGATGGCTATACCATCTAAGAGCTTTGTATTTTTTTTAATTGGTGTTGTTTTTGCGGCAATAGCAGTAATTCATGTTGTTACAACAGAGTTGGCGTTAACTAATCGAAGAATTATTGCAAAGTCTGGATTAATCCGTAGAAATACCGTTGAGCTAAAAGTTAATCGTGTTGAGAGCTTGGGTGTTGACCAGGGGGTGTTGGGTCGTATCTTTAACTTTGGTTCAATTTCGGTTAAAGGGGTTGGTGGGTCGAATGCTCCGATACCATATATTGCTAAACCAATGGAATTTAGACAACAAGTAAATAACCATCTTGATGAATTGGATGACCAAGGCAAAATTGCTGTTTAGATAGCATTTATAAATAAGCGCCAAAAGATGCTTTTTTGTGCTTTGATCTATCAAACCAACCCGTACTAATTTAAAAAACCTGTCATTGCTGACAGGTTTTTTTACGCCTAAAGGAAAGTGAAATGGCTTCAAATAGCTTAGATTTCTTATTGAACTTACGAGCCAACACGACAGGCTTTGACCAAGGAATTAACGGCGCAAAGTTTGCTGTTAATGCGCTTGTGGGCGCTATGGCGGCGTTGGGTTTAGGTCTTGGTGTTAAAGAGCTAGCAGAAGCAGCAGACAGCTATGCCATGCTATCAGCCAAGATTCAGCAATCAACTAAAGATAGCGGAAACTTTGAGCAAGCGATGTCGGGCGTGCATCAAACCGCACTATCAACAAACTCAAGCCTTGATGCGACAGCAGCACTATTTACAAAGCTAAATACCGTTGCTAAAGACATGGGCAAGTCACAGCAATTTGCTTTAGACATGACAAATACGGTTACTAAAGCAATTCAGTTGGGTGGTGGATCAGCTCAGGCAAGTGAAGCAGCAGTTCAGCAATTCATTCAAGCTATGCAAGGCGGTGTCCTCCGTGGCGAAGAATTTAACTCAATCATGGAGAATGGTTACGGTCTCGCTGAAGCTTTGGCAAAAGGCTTAGGAGTCACCACAGGTGAACTCCGAAAAATGGCTGAAGCAGGGGAGCTATCAGCAGAACGTGTACTTGCAGCATTAGAAAAACAGAAACAAGGTGTGGATGCTCAATACGCTGAAATGCCTTTAACAATCAGCAATGCACTTCAAAAAATCGCTACATCTTGGCAAATCTTAATCGGTGAGATGGATCAGGCGAATGGTGCAAGTGCAACGGTGGCTCAATGGCTGTCGGTGCTTGCTGATAATTTAAATATTGTTGAAGTTCTTTTAAATGATGTTGGTGACGGATTCGTTTGGTTTGGCGACCAACTCAAAAAGATTGACACTCAGACAATTGAAGCGCTTGAAACTGCATTACTGTCTGCTTACGATGCAATCAAATCACTTGGTGCTACAGTCGGCACAGTATTTGAAACTACTGGAGATGTGCTTAATACAGCTCTTGGACAAATATTTAATTTCTCTAGTGGCATTGATTCTGCTACTGATAAGACAAATGGTTTTACTAAAGCACTTCAAGCTGTAAATGTTGTATTTGGCTTCCTGAGTGATGGATTCAAAGCTTTAAACATTGGTATCAATTTAATCATTGGCGCTGCTTATGATGCTGCGGGTGCTTTTAGCTATTGGAAGTCAAAAATCACTTTTGGTGATACGTCAGCTCAAGCTGTAAAAGATTTTGAAGTAATGTCTGCGAAAGCGCAGGAATATTATGAAAAATCATCTAATGCGGCGATGGAGTTTAAATCTGCTGGTGTTGAAGCGATTCGTCAGATTGGATTAACTCAAGATGAGAAAAACGCCGAACGTGTTGCCAATAATGCAAAGACACTTGCAGATCTAAAAGCTCAAGAAGCTCAGCACGTTACAGACTATAAAGCCATTAGTGATGAGCGTATCAAGCTGCAACAACAGTTGGTTGATGCTCGAAAAGCAGGTGATCAATCTGCTATTGATGCAGCCCTTGCGGGTCTTGCTGAACTTGATAAGAAAGAAAAAGCTTATCAGGCTGAAAGTAAGAAAATCAGCGATGAGAAAATAAAGGCTGCACAAGACTTGGCAAAAGCACAAATCGAAGCAGCAACCAAAGGCGGTGTGGCATTAAGTGATAATACTAAGAAAACTATTGAAGCTAGTGTGGCAGCCCAAGGTCTAGCAGTTGAGTTTGATAAAACTGGCAAAGCTATTGTAAAAGCCATTGAGCAAGATGCGGGTAGTGCAGTTGTAAGTTTAGATACAAAGTTGGCACAGGCTCGCAAGGGTGCTGCTGACCTTGGGCTTGATCTTGATGTTGCATTAAACAAAGTATCTGAGGGGTTTGCAAAAAAATCTACATCACTTAATGACTTCACTAATAACCTTGAGTTGATGGGGGTTAAAGGAAAGCAAGCTGCTGATGTTACCTATGAAGCTTGGGTGAAGTTGTTAGAAACGGCTAAATCACAGGCTGAGATTGATGCTGCGAAAGCCAAACTTAAAGAGTTTGAGTCTCAGGGCGTATTTTCAACAAGACAAGTTGAAAATGGCATGTTGGCTTTGGATATTCAAACTGGAAAAGTCAAAGAGACAACGGACGAAGTAACAGAAGCGTTTAAGCGACTCGGTATTCAGACTAAGGAACAACTCGCATTACAGGCTAAGCAAGCATTGATGGATTTTGATACTGTGAGAAATAGCGGTCAAGCAACACAAGCTGATCTTCAGAAAGCATATCAAAAAACAATTGATCTTGCGTATGCGAGTGGTAATGCGTCCACTATAGCTTCTGCAAATTCAAAAGCAGCATCATTGGGCTTGCAGGTTCAAATTGACGCTACTGGCAAAGCATCTGTCAAATCCATGAATGATTTATCTGACTCTGTTGAAAACGTTGGGCGTACTGCAAGTGGTTCGGCTGCTCAGGGTTTCCGTGAGCTTGGACGAGTTGCCAGAGAAGAAGCAAAAACCAGTCTGGAAGAGTGGGAAGATGCTATGGCGAAGATTAGTGCAGAACGCAAAGCGCAATCAGCATCGAATTCTAAAGGGTTATCTGAATTGCAAG